AGACGCCACCGCCGATTTCCCGATGATCTTGAAACCATTACGCAAAAACAGGACGCAAATCGTAAGTGTCGAGCCCTGATCGTGGATATACTTCTCATCCACGATAACACTTTCGATATGCTCCGGTGTCAGGCGGGGAGCGGTAAGACCCGCCCCCTCGATCATATCGTTTATGCTGCTCACTACTGGACCTTTAGTCATTAGAAACCCCACCGGCTAATGAACTCGCCGAGGGCGCTCCGTTTCTTCTGAACTGATCGGGACGTCACCGGGCGGCCGACGCCCTTGATCGCGCGAAGGTGACGAATATCAAGGCCCCGCCACTTGCCCCGCTGCCTCGCAGGCATATGGATCAGGTTGCGCGGCTGGGCGAACAACTTCTTGTCGCCGCGCATGCGGAGAAACAGTTTACCGCCAGCGGCAAGAATCGCCTCAGCGTTTAAACGGTCTTCGCTGGAGCCCTTGAGCCGCCGTTCGGCGTGCTCGACGCTGTCGTGCTTGGGGTGACGGGTCATACTGCATTCTCCCCGGCGGCGATCTTGGCGTGCTCCTCGGCCGTGATTATCCCGGCTTCCGCGAGCTGAGCGGCTGGGCCAGCGAGAAGGGCCGCGCCCTCGTCGTCATGGTTCTCCCGCTCGGCGTTCTCGCCGTCGCGGCGGGTGGCGACGTACATGCCTTTGATGACCTCGGCTATGTCGGCCTCGGTCAGGTCATTCATCGCCGCGCTCATGCTCTCCAGGTCCTCGTCAAGAAACTTGACCGCGCCGGGCTTGGATGGGTGAGCGGAGAGATCGCCCTTAACAATGAAAGGGGCGTCGGCCGCCGCGCGATGCTGCTCCTCGCGGTAGAGATACACCGCGATCGGCATAATCCGGTTCAAAGCGTCGGCGCGTGCGCCCAGCTTCCCCTGTTCCTCGTTGAACTCGGATGGATCGGGGAAAAAGCTGGAGCCGACTTCAAAGTGACCGTGGTGCGTGGTCAACAGACATACCGTCGCCGTCGTCCCTGGGAACTGATAATAAGCCTCGCTCGCCACCATATCGGTAGCGATCTTGCACATTTTCAGGTGGATGTAGCCGGGGCCTCTATAGCCGTTATCGGGCATCGTTCTTCCTCACTGCTGGACAAGTGATCATATGACGCCAGGGGGTGTTGGGGCCTGTCCCTGGGCGCTTGGTTCTCCGCCGCCGGCGAATATCTGCGCGGCGAGTGGATGCGTTACAAGATGCTGGACAAGCCGCAGGTATTCAAGCTGTTTATCGCCCTCGATCTTGGCCATTTCCGTTTCCTGGCGAGCCTGAATATCCGCCATCTTCGTCTGGTTCTGCTGCGCCGCCGCCGCCACCTTGGCTTGATTGGCCTGCATCTGGGCCTGGGTCTTCATCATCTCCGGGTTCGGCTGGGGCGGCTGGTTCGGGTCGGGCTCGGGCAGAAACAGGTCGTCCGTGTCGTCAATCTGCATCATGTGCAGCACGCGGGCGGCGACCTTCCGCACATTGAACACGCCGGGCGGCGTCTGCTGGGTCACCGTCCCCAGCGCAATCGCCTTCATCAACCGGTGCGCGTGGCTCGGGGTGTTCGGGTCGGAGCGCGGCACAAGATTGTAGTTGGCGAGCGCATGGATGACCGCGTCCATGGTCCACGCCGGCTGGTCGGCGTCCGGTCTATACAGGACCTCGGGATGCTGGCGCAGGTGGTCCACGATCAGCTCAAGCTCGACGCTCTGAGCGTCGTGAAGCCGGGTGTGCACCGCATTCAGGATTTTCCCGGCCTGCTCGATGGCCGCCAACATCGTTCCCACGGGGACGTCGGCCTTGCCTTCGGACGTCGGAAGCTCTGCCGTCCCGCCCAATTTCTGACCGGCGGCGGCGATGTTCTCGGTCAAGGCGATCAGGCTCTGCGACGGCTCTTTATAGGGAAGCGGCATGATCGAGTCCGCCAGCTTCACGCCGCCGGGGACGTCCACGGGGGCGCCGCCGCCGGGCGGGACGCGGAACGTGTTGTTGCTCTGCTTCGCGCCGTTCTTCGTATAGAGGAAGCCTGGGAAGTTACTGAACATCCCGGCGTCGAGAAGCAGACGCCATGCGCCGGTTAGGGCAGAGGTGGCGTTTCCGAGTATCTGCAAGAGCCCAGTGCAATAAAATCCGAAAGTCGGCGCAAATCCAAAGGGAACAAATGTACGGCGGCGAATGAAATCTTCGTCTCCTTCGTTCCAATCGCGTCTAATCTCCAATATGGCTCGGCTCGTAAGATCAATTGTAATGCGATAAGGGAGGGGAAGCCCCGTGGGCTTGCCGTCGAGGTGATGCTCAAACTCGGGTAGGTCGACATCGGCGTAGGTCTCGTAAATTGTGTGAACTTGGTCCTCGGGACGGGTCACGTTGAGGTTCACGCCCTGGGAGCGCGCCACCGCCGCGTCGAACGCGTTGATATTGGCGTCAGGGAGCTGAATCGGAATGTCCCGGTAGACGCCCAAGAGCTGCATGCGTTTAAACGTCGTGCGCTGCATCGGGGTAATGTGGGTCACGCGGGGCGCGGTCTGAATGTCCGTGGTGGTGTTGGCCACAACAAGGTGCTCGGCGTCCACCATCTCCGAGACCGGGCGGCGCCGCATCGGGCAGAAGTACACTTTTTTAAAGGCCATCCCCGAAAATCCCACCATGAACAGCAATCTGTCGGTGCCTGGGATAAATTCGGTAGCTTTTTTAATAAGATACCAGTTGATTTCTTGTTCAAGCTTATCCGCAAGCCAGTCTTTCGGGGCGGTCTGGGAGCCGAAAACGGCGATCTTGGCCGGGCCGTTGCTGGGAATCAGCTCGCGCCGGGCGTTGGCCTGGAAATGGAGACACGCCTCGCCCAAAAGCGGGTGACGCACCGTCGACATGCCCTCAAGAGGCGCGGAAGTGCTGGCGAGGTCGGCTCTCGGCTCCTCGACCTTGAACCCGAGCAGCTTGATCCCGTTCGCGCGGGTCTGCAACCACTCGGCGAAGCTGCGCCGATCCTCCTCGATCCCCTCGATCAGGTCGACGGCGAGGCTATTAAGCGCCGATTCATCGATAAATTCCGCCAAATTGGCGTTGTGATCGTCCGCCGCCTCTTTCGAGTTGTGATTTCGCGGGCTGAACTCAATCGTGACGCCGCCGTCCGGCTCGTCAATGACAAGCGCATCGTTCTCTTGGGCAAAATGGACGCCTTGAGGACTGTGGAGCGGCTGATCGTCCATATATTTCTTAAAATCGAAGACCTGTGCGGCTGTCATCGGCGGTTACTCCACTACATCGGGTAAAGGGGGACGGAGTCTATAAAAGCGCTGGAGTTTCCGCCTGTTTCCGGGTCGTTCGCCGCCCTGAGTTCTTCCCGGCGAGCCAACATATTCTGCTGTCGAAACCACCAAAGAGCCTGCGTGGCGGAATCCGTTAAGTCATCATAACGCGCTTTGGGAAAAGCCGCCATTTCATCTTCGACCATGGTCGCCCAAGGCCGGTCGGGGCGGTAAATCATGCCGGCGGACCAGATATGCTGAACCCGGTTCGCCCGGACTTCTTTATCGGATCGGCCTGGGTTGAAAAACTCGATCCCGAACTTCTCTTGAAAAAGAAGACGCTGGAGTTCCTGGACCACCGATATCCCGCTGGCCTTAGCCTCGACGAGCAGACGATCCACGTGGAACCGCTTGCAGGTGTGCCCGATCCACTCGACCAGACCCCAGACCTTCTTTTGACGCTCAAGGAACAGCTCGGGCGGCTCGCCCCAGTCCTGGACGAGGTCCGGCCCGTGAAGCTGAAGCCACTTGCGCCACGCCGCGATCAGGAAGACGCGCGGCGTCCCGTCGTCGGCGTAGTTGAGCCCCCACACCGTCATCGCGCTCGGATCGTTCTCGTCATGGTGCGTATATGCTGGGTCGACCGAGGCCAGGATGAAATCGAACGGGGGGTAGCGGCCGTCTTCCGGTTCCCAGACGTTCCAATAGTCCGTCTTGAATATGCCGCCGCCGCGCGGGCTCGGCCGCTGCTGGTATTGGGCGGCAAAGGCGAACTCGCCCAGCTTCAAACATTCCTCGACAGCGGCGGGCGGGAACCGCGCGGGCCAAAAATTCTCGCCCTCCTCGGTT